CGCCAAGCCAATATCAATAAGTAAAAACCCATATTGACTTGTGTATATCCACATGGAAACCCACAATACCTGGCCCACCCAACCTATGAGTGGACCAAGCTTGTGACCTACTGCTAAAAGTCTGACTGCTGTTAAAGCCCATATTGATAAGAATATCTCAATCCAGAACATTTTTCACCTTATGCCAGTAGTAAGGATGCCTTACAAACTCAGGTGTACTTATATCAAACACGAGATAGCAGTGAGCATCACCAGTTCTAAACACCATTTCTTTAGGGTTCTTAGGTCTGATGTTACATGGTACTTTAACTGCCCCATAACTCACCTGTAAGCCTGACTCGTGCTCCACCTGGATTTGAGTAGGTACGAGATTGATAGTAAAATTTATCATCTTACTAGGAGCTGGAACAACTAGCATAATGGTTACTAGAAGTTCATTCATGAAGCTGCTGCTGGTACAGGAAATACAGTGGTTTCCCTACACCACACATAATTAATACTACAATTATATGCTTTTGCATATTTTTTAGCTTCTTTTATAGCTTCTTTTTTATTCCCACCGTTCCATGTTCCAACTCCCATCCAATATCTACCGTCCGGAACAAGTAAAGTGACAATATATTTCATACTACGAATTGAAGTATCCTGTTGCTTTAGTTCGACTTGGTAGCTCATAGTTTTTTAGTCCTTTGTTAGATAGAGGTCAACATCAAAAGAACCTTCTTGAGGAACACAAACCCTACCCGTAGTTTCCTCTGTTATATTCTTAGAAGCATGTTCACAAGCTTTTTCAGACTGATAGGTGTTATGGTAGTAATGCATCCTGGTATCGAACCAAAGAGGTTCAAAAACGTATAAACTTAGTACTGTCCCTGCTACTATAAGTATTGTCGCCATTGTTCAATCTCCTTTTCTATAATTAGTATAGCTTCTTTACTATCTACAGTATGTCCTTCACCACTACAAGTAATACAAGAACTCTTCTTTTTCTTCTTTGTTACAATAGGTTTTTTCTCATCACAAAACTCAGGTTTTTGAGTGGTAGCTCTTTTTATTTCCATGCTATACCCCTTTTATTTTTCTGCTAGTGAGTTACCTTTATTCTTCTCACTCCAAATCCCCATGTCAACTGTAGGTGTTTCTGGAATTTTATAAACCGGTTCTTTATAAGTAAAATAATATAACGCTATAAATACAGTAACTGCTAGTGCTATGTACAGTCTAGTCATGATTCATTTTCTCCTTACTTGGTGAATAATTTCACTATCACTAAAATCTAATCTCCTCTTGAATGTCTGAGGAGCTTTAGGATTCCCGTATCTATCAGTATACATAACTGAGGAGGCCCCGTAGTTATCAGCTTGATCCTGGAACTTAGTTAGAGGACATTTTTCAGGCAGTATAACCTTGATACCCTTACCCCTAGCGTATCCTATAAGGTACTCCATGTTAGCTCTTTGATGTTGCCACTCATCTCCAGCAGCCATGTCTACACCAAAGATAGCTATATCTGTAATATGAGCTTCAACTATAGCTAGAGCTACCATGTAAGAGATAGAAGAGCAGTAGTAGTGTCCTACTTCTCGATCTACTCTTTCAAAAGGATAAGCTATCGCACCTAAGAAGGTTTCTTCTTGTAAGTAAACTTTATGGTTCTTACTCTGACACATCTCCGGTAGCCATTCAGAGTAGTAATCTTTGTGACGATAGACTCTTCTCTCTAATCCCTTTCCATCGTAGTGCTCGTATAAAGGATTAGCAGTCATAACTTCCCATAAGATTGAGTGGTGCATATCAAATAATCTATTATACCTCTCCCATCCATTCAAGTCCCAAGCTAAACCCCATTTCTCCCAACCAGGATTGTCCCAAGGTACATCATCATAACTTGTTTTAGAAAATCCTACTATTGCTACCTTTTTACCTTTACCTCTTCTACTCATACTAATCCCCACATTATTAAAGTTTTTCTTACTCCTGAAGTAACTGGAGTCACTCGATGTAACATATCAATAGGAAAAGTTGTGACTAATGCTTTAGTCTTCATCACATCTATAATTTGATCTTCATGCTTGAGCTGTAGTACTCCTCCTACATAATCACTAGGACTAGAGAGCTGTACTATTCCCACGTTTACGCGAGCTTTCATTATTTTATCACCTGTACCTATATCTCTATGCCAAGTATAATGACTTTTCTCTTCCCCATGATAAACTGTATATTGCATGGATTGAAGAGCATTAAAAGGTAGAGCACTCTTGAACACCATTATAGCGCGATCAAAGAGCCAATGAGTATCCTTTCCAGGATGTATCCACGCTATCTTAGTGTTCCTAACAGAGTGATCTACCATGTCACCTTTTATCTTACCTTCTTCTAAGATAAGAGCATCGCCATGATCTATAATTTGTTGTACTTCTTCAGGGAGGAATAGATCAAGACGATGCTCAATGTGTACTTGTTTCTTTTTCATACAGTATAAGACTTTATATTCTCTGGCAAGAACATCTCAGACAAGTAATAAGTGTCAGTCCAAGTTGCTCTTTGCTTTTCATTGATTTTAAAGGTAACAGTGTCCTCTTCAGGATCAAAACTTACAAAATAAGTTTCCTTCAACTTAAAGGCTTCACTAATTCTATCATATTGAGGCCGAGGAACCTTTAAAGTATAGGTTTTTCTGGCTGATTTTTCCGGATCTTTTTCTCCTACTTCTTCTTTATTACACTTAGGACATAAAAGTTTATATTGAACAACAGTATTTAACTTTTTCTCTAAGGTATTTAGAGAATTTTCCCACTTTTCGTTCAAGAATTTTTCTGCGATGGTCATGATGTCACCTCTAATTATAGATTAATATTAGTATAATTTATAGTACTTATTTACCTAAAGCATTAAACATTTGTTGAACAGTCTTAGGAGCCTTTACTACATCATCATCCTCATAAGTGTTAATAAACTGCGCGAGCGATGGCTGTAGTTTAATTAATTCACGAGTAGCTTTAATACTGTGAGTTACTACCCGATTAGAAGTAATATTACCTTCTTTATCATAAGTAGCACAATAAGCAGGATACTGGTATTTAGCTTCTATTAACCCGTGTTTAACTTCTTCTTCTACTGATAGTTTCATGAGATAACTCCTAGTTTATTAAAGATTATCTATAGTTTAATACTTCTACTTCTACCTATATATACTTATATATACTAGTATACTATATATATAACTATATGATTTGGTCAATCTTCCAGGTCCTGGCCCGTAGTCAATTATGAGTTAGCTATAGGTTAACCGCGAGTATCTCAAAGAAACCTACAGCTTTTAGGGCCAGGACATAGAGTATAGCTAGTATAGTTATTTGGATTTTGATCATTATTTCACCTATTTATAAGTTTATCGAATTCTTTTGGAGATAAAACGATATCATCATCGTGCTGTGGTTTCCATACTAATCTTAAATCTTTATGCTTAGAGATAACCTTTAAGGCTTCCTGTTTATCCTCAAAGGCTGCTGCTTTGTTTCCAATGGATAATACTTTATCGTTTTTGTTTACAATTAAATACATTTTGTGCTCCCTGGTTTAATGTTTATATAGATTGTACAAAAGTACCATTATTCTTTATTGCCTTACCTTTTGCTCTTAATCCTATGATATAGCCTTTATTCTCAGTAAATCTTAAATCGTGTTTATCACCATCCAGGACCGGATAATCAATACCATTTAAATTATAGGTTTTTGGTAGTTCTTCATTTCTTTTTGTAGTCATAACTACCGATACATTAGCAATCTTATTCTTTAATAAAAACTTAGTTTCCAGGCTATTCAAACCATCATATGAGAATGTTAGGTTATAGCCTTTATAGCCCTGGTAATCTAATACTCTTTGAAAGTCTTTTGTATAATCATAGGCCTGGTCAAAAGGCTGATCATTCATATCTAAAAAATGCTTTACTTCTTCAAACCTATCGGATGTACCATTAAAACGATATGCTAGTTTTTTACCTTTTTTATGCGCGGACCTTTTAACTTTCCTTAGTTCTATCTCTAGATTGTTTATAAAAGTATCATTATCCTGGTATAATAGCTTAGTTCTATTAATCATTGCTTTTTTAGCCATTGGCAGCCTACCACTAGTTTTTAAACAAGTATTAAAACAATTATCGCTAAACTTACATAGGTTTTTATTTGGATATAAATACGTTAAAGTATTAATCCAGCCAGGATACTCTTTTTCTGTTTTTTCTGTTTTTATTGTTTTACTTAATAGAGCACTCATTTAGTTACCTCAGTTATTGTAGGTTTATAATTAATGGTTTCCCAGTTATTATTAAACTCATCCCATGCTTCATTTTCATTATTAGCAAGTATAATTACTACGTTATAATAGAAAATACCAATTGCATTATCTTTTCTCATTTTACCTTGTATTTTGTATTGTTTCATTTTGTTACCTCCATTGATTAATATTAAACTACCATTTACAAACTTATCAGATAGCTCGAAATGAATTCAAGCTATCCAATAAATTAATAACTAGTCCAGGCGCGACCCACTATAAGCTTTATAACCATTGTCGCGCAACACCTCAGCATAAGCAGAAGCGTACTCTGCTTTTTTAGCTATGCTTTGATTATAATCACCTACCCAAATTTTTAAACCACTACCATAACCTTTTGAACCTATGCCTTGCTTTTTTATCCATCTTGCAAAGCTTGATGTTCCTGGATGAATTGATATCCAGGCAAAACCACAGGCCCCATCTTCTACAAACCATTGTTTACCGTTTTGTTTATCCTCTACTATCATTGGAACAACATTTAATTTGTTTACAGCATCTTTACCAGCCTTATCAGCCTGGTCAATGATATCTTGAAAAGCTTGTAATTTGTTTTCTTTTTCTTTTAATGCTGCTTTGATTAGTTTATCAGCCTGGTCATACGTCAAAACTTCATTTCTATAGTCTTTTTTAGTTAATGTAAATAGTTTCCAGGTTTGAGATTTGCTTGCTAGTTTCATTTTGTTTACTCCCTCTATTTAATTGATTGATAAAAAAATTAATACAAGGTTAACAAATAAACCTTATTGAGACTACCAACGGTTAAGCTGATAGTCTCTAAAGACTTACTTATATTCTAGCTAGATCTTGATTAACAAAATACTTATAGTTCTGTTTTTCAACTTTATCAAAATGATTTGATTCTATATCTTTTATATAAGCTAAATAAGCTCTATCTACATTGAAGAATTGATATGCTTCACTATCATCAAAATCATCTATTGTTTTATCATCTAAACTTGCAATCCATTGGTTACAACTTGTTACGCTTGATAACATGCGTTCTGTTAAGTCTTTTAATTTACTAGCATCTATTAACTTATTAGACCTTAATACTTTAAAATCTAAAGCTATTCGTAAATTTCCCAAATCCCAAAATAATTCGTTTTCAATGTTCATTGTTTAATCCTTTCATAAAAAAATTAATATAATTGTTAAGCTCTTTTTTACTCTCTTTTTATTTAATGTCTATAACCAAATAAATAAAAATGCATTATTAATAAGAATTAATTTAAGCAGCATGTTTCAGCCTGGTTAAGTTATTATGAATAAATAGATAATTAGAATTGATACAACACAAACAATACATGTTGACTACATACTGATAGTAATATTACATATGGAAGAACTAAAAAAATTAATGATACACCTCACAAGAAGAACAAAGAAGAACCAGCAGAAAACTAGCAGCTCAATCCAGGGTCCTGGCCAGCAAACTAAAAGTTAACCGGAAGTTTAATAAAAGTCGAATCGCGTTAAATTATATAAGGAACTCGATGGGGGAATTTTCGTTTTTTGTCCTACTACGATACCCACTCAGATTTTTGTAATAAATTATCTTAAAGACCAGCGTTTTTACGCTGAGGATTGTGGAATAACGAGGTTTTTTCTGTCAGGTCAGCTAATGCTGGAAATTCCTGATCAGTGTGGAGTTTTGTTGCTTTTATTAACAGTTCTTCTTCAGTTTCCCTATGGTCTTCATCTGGAATACAACAGTCTACAGGGCATACCTCTTGGCAAGCTTCTTCTCCATGAAAACCTACACACTCTGTACAGAGGTCTGCGTCTATTTCATAGAAATCTTCACCTTCAGAGATGGCTTCATTAGGACACTCTGGTTCACATACACCACAGTTGATACATTCATCAGTAATAAGAGTAGACATTAATTATTCCTTACTACCAGTAAACTTTTCGATTAACTCAAGGGTTCCTCTCAGTTTACTGGAGAGTGCTCTCAGTATAGGTACGAGAGCTTTAGGGTTGTTCTTCATAAACCTAACAGCATCTTCTTCTTTGAGGACTCGAAGGACCACACGATCACTAACAGCTTTACAGGTAGCAGTTCGTGGTGTCCTTTCGAGCCAACCAATCTCTCCAAAGACTTCATTTTCTTTAAGAGTAGCAAGATAGCCGTATCCAGCCTTACTGACTTCTACTTCACCTTCATCAATGATGTAAGCTTCAAAACTAAGTTCTCCTTCTTTAAGGATTACCTGGTCTTTCTTGAAGTAGACAGTCTTGCTCATTTAATACGTTCTAAGCTTAACCGGCTTCTGTTTTGGTTTTTTCCTTCTTACCTTAGCTTTAGGCTTAGGATTAGGATAACCTTTCAATTTAGGCATATTCTATAGTCCTCTATGGTCACGGATTTCTCCCTTTCGGGAATCATAAGGGAATCGAGTGGAAACTTTATGTACTCCCTTGTTTTTTACTGTCATTGAACTTGTATCTTTTGGCGAAGGTACAAGATTACGTTTCCCAAGGCTCGAATTGAAGCCCCTGGAAGCGATGTCTCCGCTTATTTTTTTCGCGTCTCTCATTTTGTAGCTCCTTGGATTTATGGTTACGTTCTACTTTCCTAGTCCTGAAACGTTTGTCTCTGAACATCTTTGCTATCACTTGGTTCTCGATCTCATACTTAGCTTTCTTGTCTATTATTCTCACATTATTGTCCTTTTTAAAGGGACACATCCTAGATTAAAATAAGGAGGAATAGGACGTTTTTCTTCTTCAGCTTTCTTAAAGAATTCTGTATGTTTCTCAATACACGATTGGTGACTTGGAAACGTAGCTATTACTTCTCCATGTTGAACTTGAATAGGAGTGGTTGTAAGGTTTAAGTGTATTACGATAAGTAGCCAGATCATTCCTAGACCTTAACCCATACATTCTCATCTTCGTGACTCACTTCAGCAGTGTTCATAAATGATTTTATATTTTCCTCTAGTTCTTCTACTCTACGGTCATTATAGGCGATAGCTTCATCAGCAGCCATCTGTTCTACCCAGTAGTTAACTCCCATAGCGAGAACATCTATTCTATCGTCATACTGGAGTGAACCTTTATCTCTGGTAAGACGAGTCATTTGATAAAATAATTGTCTACGAGGTTCTTCTTTATTCTCCTCGTAGTCTCTTTCAGCTTCAGTTAAACTTATAATCAACCTATGTTGATTCATTATAGGCTCTAAAACATCTATAATTCTTGCTTCTTTCTGCTTAGAATGTTTAATTTCCTCTACATGACACTGGTGAAACTGGTTTAATACAGGTTTGAACAGCTCTGTATACATACCATCACCAAAATTAGCCTCTATTTCTATTACATTTACCTTATGAGCTTGTGCTATTAGGGCTAATTTACGTAATGTAGGCTTATCGTAGCCACCTTTCAGTCCACCTATAGCTAATACGAAGATTCTACCATTTAATATCTTGGTAACAACGTATCCTGTCTCATCAAGACCTCTACCAGCAGGATCTATGTGCATCGCAGCACCAGTATACTCGTAATAATCTGTAGAAACCTCGAAAGGCTTATAGAAATAGTCTCCTGCGAGGCCAACCGCAGGTAAATCCATGAGTTCATCACGCGCCCATTGGACTCTACCAGGAGATTTTTCAGTATTTAAAGGGATTACAAGTAAATCTCTAAGCTTAAGTGGGTATCTCTGGTCATCTTCACCGGAAGTATCCAGCATAAACTGTAAGGCAAACCCTGATTTACCATAAGATGCTTCTCTTTCTACTAAATCTAGGTCATCGAACCTGAAAGGGTCTGTAGGCTGTCCTACGGTCTTTTCTAATGTAGAGATGAACGGAGCTAGCTTAGTCCCATAAAACGTCTTTAAACGGCTCTCAGGCATCCTGGCTGGCCATATACGACACTTATAACCTCTAGTCTGGAGATTAGTGTAGAGACTCTCTTCAACTTGAGGTGTCCCTAAGTAAACTATGCGTCCCACTTTTGGCATTACTACAGCATCGAACTCTTTAACTACTTCTCCTAACTTATCTCTCATTACCTGAGTAAGAGCATTACTTAGAACTTCAACATCATCAGCAACAATAATATGAGCACGAGAACCTACTATTTGACCTGTGATACCAACAGACTTAACAGAAGGAGCATGGGAAGCCCTAGAGGGAGCGACATCAAAAGCAACATTAGAACTTCTCTGATCCTCTCTCGCTCTGAGATGTTGGAGGATCGGCATCTCATGAATGATTCTTTTAGTAAACGTAGAAAAGTCATCAGACCTCTGTTTAGATGCGGATACTACAAGGAATTTGAGCTGTGGATCACACAGTAACTTCCATACAACAAAAGCAGAAGTAATCCAAGATTTACCGACTCCTCTAAAGGCCTGGATAATAAGTCTCTTAGGCCCACTTTGGAGATACTCAGCGATGTCGTATTGTATAGGAGTAGGATCAGGTAAAGCAAGATGCTTCCAAGCGAGATAGAGAAAATTACGGAAATCATCTTTAATTAACTGAAGCTGACTCTTGTTTTGTTGGTGTTTCGTCAAAAGGGAGTTCCTCGACTAGTGATTTTATATCCTCGTTATTAGTACCAAGGCACTCAATATTGTTGTCTCTGAGGAACTGCCTTGCCACATTGAGGTGTGCAGGGGTAGCCTCACCAGACTTAATGTTTTCAGCCAGAGTTCTCGCAAGTAATCCATGAAGTTCTCCTAAGTCATTTACTGTACCGTTACTCATAATTACCTCGTTGTTGAAAAACGTTTACTTTTAGATGCACTTCTTCCAGAAGATACACTCCGTTTTCTGACAGAAACACTTCCTCTACTAATACCTAAACTTGTAGGTCCACCGCTAGAAGAAGGAGCACTACGCTGAATTGGAGGTGTAGATTCTTTACTTTCAGCAGTTTTTAACTTTGCTATATGAGGTGCTGCCCATCCTCTTATAATAGCCTTTGGGACACTACCTGAACCACACATATCAATCCCCTGTTAGTCTTTCTATTTTATCTTCTAGTTTATCAAGTACACCTTTTTCTCTTTCACATACTTCTTTGTATATATCATTATTTCTACTTACTACAGCTAAATCCTTAGAGACAACCTCAGGTGGATTACTTTCCATAAGCCACTTCTTAGTTTTCTCATTCAGTTTAACTTCATCATACCATAAGCATTCTTTAGAATAATAATCATCGTGATCGTAAAAGCCTATCGCAAAGTTAGCAGCAGGAGCTACTAATTCTGGAAGAATACTACATCCCATCGAGAACGTCAGGCATACCAACACGATCCCTAACTTTAGCCTTAGCTTCATCAATTTCTTTCTCCACTTCTGCTTTAGCAGCCATCCCTTTAGGATGATTGATGTTATTAAAGATATTACCTGCTAACCAGTTAAACATAGGCCACATAGTTCCTAGTATCGGAACTTTCTGTACCCATCTATCAGGTAATGCTCCAGTCACAACTGTAAACATAAGAACAATTTCTCCTGCTATTTGAAACCATCCTTGATTCATAAACATTTCCATTAGTAATTTACTCCTATTTCATGTTTCTTTTGTTTGTGATCTTTATCTAATTTAACTATTGTTGTCTTACATTTAGGACAATAAAAATCTTTATACCATTTATAATCTGTCATACCTTGAGATACCTGTTGCATCTCTTCTGAACACTCTTCACATTTTATTGGCAAACGTATATTCCGAATAAAATTCCAACTACAGCCATAAGCATCATTGATTTCCAACAACATCTATTCAGCATATCCATCAGTTAATCTCCTTATATCAGTTATTAAAGAACAAGGGATCATAGCAGTTCCCTTATAAGTTTTATTATCATCCTCCTTATTATAAGCTAATATAACATAGTCATCTTTATAACTTAAGAAAAAACCTATAGTATCATAGTGTACTTCTTTAACCTGAAGTGTATCCATTGTAACTTCATCTGAATGATCTACAGCATCTTTCCAAGTAATAATAACAGGAGTATCTTTCTCAACCTTCTTAATTAGTAGAAGTAATGGAGTTAATTTCATTTGTTTCATTTTGTTGTTAAACCTAACCAAGCAGCAGCAGCTCCTAAAGCTGTAGCTATAGCAGTACCTATCCCTTGTACTGTCTTTATTTTTGTTTCTATTCTATCAACTCTGTTATGTACTCTACGAATAGTTCCTTCGTTATCTTCTATTTCCTTGTTGTAATGGTCAAGAAGTTCGTTAATACGTTTATGTCTTAAAGCTTCAATCTCTTCATGATTTTTAAATTTCTCTGTTATATGTTCTTTTAATGATTGTATTTCTTCGGTCATTTAGGGTCTCTGTGCTCTACGAGCTACTTTAGCATCATATATAGCTTGATCAAAGGCATTACCAGCTACTCCACCATGTACCTCTTTAATATGATTCTCCATAGAGCGAGACATACCAAAATTAGCCATGTCCC